GTTAACCGTGCCAGTAACCGAACCGGCTGTCACACTAGCGTAAACTTCGTAGTTTCCACCTTGGCTGGTTGGTGTGCACCACTGTTCTACATACATATAAGAGCCACCGTTAAGCGCCTCATATACTTGGCCGATGGCGGCACCAGCACCGAAAATTGCGTACGCTGCTTCGGAATACCCAAAACCCGCAGCGAAAACGCCGTAATCGCTGAAAGTAATAAGGACATTGCTCTTGCCGTAGAAGTTGGTCGGCATGACAATAGCGCCAGACGCAACGCCCGCCAGCGTGCGGACGTCGGTGTCGTTCAGCGAGACCGTGGCGGTAGCGGATTTACCCAGTTCGAGGTTGATGGACTGCCCCGCCGTGCTGCCACCCAGACTGATTGGGCCTGAAGAGTTGAGCGTCATTATTTAGCTCCTCGTAGCTCGTCCAGTTCCGCCTTTAGCTCTTTGATGGCAGCAAATGCCACGGCGACCAGCCTCTCGTAGTCAACGGCCAGCGTGCCGTCTGGGCGCTTGCGGACAGCAAGCGGGAACACAGCCTCCACGTCCTGCGCGATGACACCGAAGTCGGACTTCTTGACGAAGTATTCGTCTTCGCCGCCATGCTCTGCGATGTATGCGTCGGTCCAGTCGAACGTCTTGCCGCCGACTGTCGTTACGATGTCGAGGGCGTTTTCAATCGGCTGCACGTTCTCCTTGAGACGCGCGTCCGACGAATAGTAGGCCGTGACGTTATTGGTCGCGCGGATTTCACCGGCAGTGCCGGAGCCAGCAGTGCCAACGCCAAGGCTGTTGACCTGATAGTTGTTGCTGGTGTTGAGCGCGTTTGCCGTGGTCGCCGTCGTTGCGTTCGTCGCATTCGTCGCATTCGTCGCGTTTGTTGCATTGGTGGCTGTTGTAGCGGTTGTAGCGGAGGTAGCTGTTGTAGCCGACGTTGCCGTCGCCGCGTTGCCGCTGATGTTAATACCCCAAGTGCCGGATGCGCCTGTGCCGTCTGCTTTAGGAGCACCAACGGTGCTGTAGTCAATCGTGCGTGCTGCCGACCCGTTGAACGTCGTGCCCGCCGCTGCCCCGCCGGTATTGTTAAAGGTTACCGCATTGGTGACCGAGCCAGCCGTAGTTGCCGAGGTGGCGGACCCAGCAGTCGTAGCCGAGGTGGCGGTCGCCGCGTTGCCGTTGATGCTTATGCTCCAAGTGCCCGACGCGCCGGAACCAGTAGCCGAGGGGACGCTAAGGTTAGACCGAGCAGTTGCCGCGTCGGTTGCGCCTGTACCGCCGTTGGCGACAGGCAGAGTGCCTGAGACCTGTGTGGTCAGGCTGACGCCAGACAGTGTGCCGCCGAGCGTCAGGTTACCCGAGGAGGTGACGGTGCCCGTGAGCGTGATGCCGTTGACCGATCCAGTACCGCCAACTGAGGTGACGGTGCCGGTGGTGGAGCTGGTGCCCGCGCCGATGGCCGAGCGGAACGACGCCGCGTCGAGAGCCGAGACCGTGTTGTCTGCGTTGAAGCGGGGGAACGTAACGGCACTCGGGTTGGCGAGCGTGAACATGCTGCTGCCGATGGCCGTCGCGCCAAGGTTGGTACGCGCGCCTCCAGCCGTCGTCGATGCCGTGCCGCCCTGTCCTATGCTCAATGCGGTCGTCAGGCCCGATAGAGCCGTGATGTCGCTGTTTGCACCCGAGGCAGCCGCGCCAAGGCTGCTGCGTGCGCCCGCAGCCGTCGAGGAGGCTGTGCCGCCCTGCGCGATGCTCAGAGGCGTGCTGAGGCCCGATAGAGACGTGATGTCGCTGTTAGCGCCAGAGGCAGCCGCGCCGAGGTTCAGACGCGCACCAGAGGCCGTAGCGCCACCTGTGCCGCCATTCGTGACGGCCAGAGTGCCGCCAAGCGTCAGCGTGCCGCTTCCAGTGACAGGGCCACCGGAGAAGGAGAGACCCGTCGTGCCGCCCGAGGCGTCGACTGAGGTAACCGTACCGCCGCCAGCCGTCGACGTGATCGTAATCGAGCCGCCGCCGTTAGTGATGCTGATGCCCGAGCCAGCCGTTAGGGTTGCCTTGGTCAACGTGTTGCCGGTGCTGTTACCAATCAGAAGCTGGCCGTCGGTGTACGAGGTCTGGCCCGTGCCGCCGTTGGCGACAGGTAGCGCAGTGCCTGACAGCGAGACGGCGAGCGTGCCTGAAGTCGTGATAGGAGATCCGGTGACGGACAGGAACGAGGGGACGGTCAGCCCGACGCTGGTCACCGAGCCTGAACCCGTGCCGACGCCCACGCCGTTGATGAATAGACCCGTCGCGTTGATCGTGCCTGTGCCCTGCGCGCCACCCGTCGGCGCGCCGACCTGTACGCCGCCAGAGGCGGTTAGCGCGGTGATGTCGCTGTTGCTGCCCGACTGGGCCGCGCTGAGGTTAGAGCGCGCACCTGCGGCTGTCGTAGATCCTGTGCCGCCCTGCGCAACGGTCAGGGCCGTTGTGAGGCCCGTAATCGAGGTGATGTCGCTATTCGCGCCAGAGGCAGCCGCCGCGATGGCGGAGCGGGCAGCAGCCGTTGTGGATGCCGTAAAGACGGCGGTGCCGATGCCCGTGCCGCCGAGGTTGGTCAGCGCGGAGCCTGCGCTGGTCGCGCCGGTGCCGCCCTGTGAGATGCCGACCACGCCTGCGAATGCCGCCGCAGTCGTTGCGGTGATGATGTCCGTGCCGTCGGAATAGTAGATACCCGTCGTGTTCTGCGTCACAACAACAGGGGATGAGCTGCCCGACACGCGGACAGAGAGGGTGAAGGCACCCGTCGTCTGGTTATTGATCCAGTACTGCTGCACGGTGGCAGGCACGACGACAGTCACGTTGCCGCTCAGGGTGCCTGTGAACTTGTAGGCAATCCGGTTCAGTTCAGATCCGCTCAGCGTGTACGTGCCTGTAGTGACGGCGACAGACGTGTAGTCGAAGGCGAAGACCGCCTGCTGGCCGAGGCCGATGGTGTACCACTGGATGCCGTCGGTCACGATGCTGGCGCTGTCGCCCGGCTGCAAGGTGAGCGTGCTCGCCCCGTTAATCTGTTCCGCGCCAGATGGGTCGACGACAAGGTCGCCCGTGCCGCTGTTGCGCAGGTTGATGAACCAGCCGTCAGTCGCCGAGACGGAAGTTGGCAAGTTCAACGTGCCCAGTGCGCCTGTCCAGACAAAAGTCTTAGCGCGGTCGCCTGTCGTCGTCGTGACTGGCGTTGAGGAGAAATCGACAACCTCGGCGTTCTGCGCGAGGGTTGAGCCGAGGGCAACGAGGCCGGGGCCTGCGAGCGCAGAGGCTTGCGCCTGTGCGGTAGCCGCGCCGTAACGGAAGACGCGCCACGTTCCTGCGACCGTTGTGTTGTCCGTCAGGTAAATCTGCCACTGCTCGCCTGCACTCATGCTGAGAATGGCGTTGCCTGCGGCAGTGTCGACCGTGACGATGCTAGGGCCGAGGTTGTTGAAGAGGATCGTCTGGCCCACGCCGACCTTCGTCGCGTCAGGCATGATGATGGTGTAGACGCCAGTCGGCGTTACATCGATGATGCGGGCGACGACGTTGTTGCCGGTGGTGGCCTCAAGCGGCCACTCAAGCGTTACATCGCCGGACAGCGACAGCGGAAGATACGACACGTCCGAGGGGTAGATCGTGCTGCCCCCGAAGACCTGAGTGAACGATGTGGACATTATTAGGCCTCCTTGCGCACAGCGGATCGGTCGAGGATTTTACCAAGGTCTTCGCCGTTTAGCATCGCCGCCGCGCGATCATACATGCTCTGCCAAACTTGGATGCGTTCGTCGTTCTTGAGGAACGGCGTGGCTTCCACCAGCGTGCCGTAAAGCAGAAGCTGTGGAGCGTATTCCGTGACCCAATTCGTCTGCACACTGTCGTCGAGCAACGGCGGCAATTCGTAATAGAGGATCTCGAAGGGGTAATCTTGATCGGGCGTTGGCGCGATCAACCAGTGGCTATAGTCATAGTCGCTGTAGAAAACAGGCTGGTCGGTGTCGAGCGCGTTGGGCCAGTACGTGCGAATATATTCGTAATCGCGCGTGAACAGGAACTTGCGATTGTCACCCGTTGCGCCCGTGCCGATGTTAATCGACACGGTGTCGCGCCAGCGGTCGGGCTTAGGGTAAACCGATTGCCCAGTGTTGAGCTCGCCCGTCACGACATTGATGAAGCCCTGAACCTTGAGTTCACGAGCAATCTTGCGCTCCGCCAAGTTGATGAGGCGCGGGATTTGCTCGTAAACGACAGCGTCAGACGCGAGTGTCGCGCCGCGCTCAAGGTAGCGGCGGACATCCTGTTGAAGGCTCTCGAAGGTCATCGTCGTGGACATAGGGGCCTCTATACCTGTTTTTTATTGGTTTGGACAGACACCGCCTACAGATATTCGGCGAGGGCAGTTGCAATGCCTGCGAAAGTGATAAGAACGGCTGCGATTTTGCTTTTCTTACCGAACTTCGGCGCGTCTCCGGCCATCGGCAAGATCTTGTTGGTGGCTTTCTTGAGGATCGCCTTTTCGGCTTCCTTCTTCAATACGCTTTTCAAATCCATTGTTCTTCTCCTTAGAGCCAAGTAGCATACTTCTTGGTTTTCAGTTTACGGTCATCGAGGCCGTGAGTGCCCCCGTTGATCCGCTTCGTCAGTGCGAGGATCGCAGCGTCGTTGATGCCTTGGTCGCAGATCGACCAGAGCTTGTTTGCGTCAAAGAACCACAGGGCGCTTTCAAAGCCGAGTTCGGTAGCGACGAGGTCTGGGTTGTCCAAAATCTCTTGTTCGCGCCCGATATACTTACCGAATGCGCGGTAGTTGTTCTTGCCAGTGAGTTGGAGGGGACCTCGGCCTTTGTACAGAAAACCTTCGCCCGACGCTTCGTCACCATTGCCCATGCGATTGGCATAGACACGGTTGGCAATCTTCATCGGCTGACGCTCGTAAGCCTTAGCCAGCGCATCGGTCGGAAAGTACTTTCCGAAGATGCCGCGCAGACCCTTTGCGCCGTAGTTCAGGTTCTCGCTGAACGCTTTGAAGTTGCCACTCTCGTGCGCGCATTGAGCAAAAAAGTGGGCAGCGCGGTTCTTGTTTAGCTTGAAGTAGGATGCGGCGGCCTTCAGCGTGCCGGGGCCGAAAGCCCCGTCAGCCGTTACGCCAATCTTCTTCTGAAGTTCTATCATGCTCATTTGCCAGCACTCCGCCAATCAGGGAAATCAAGTTCATCGACTACGCCGTCACCGTTGGCGTCATAGCGCATATCGTTGCGATACTTTTCCCAAGGCTCCATGTCATCGTCATCGTCGTCTTCGTCGATAAAGACGGTGGCTTGCGGATCGTCGTATGTTTTTGGTGCCATCTCTGCCGTCAGGTCGAGCGGCGGCAGTGGTGCTGGCGCAGGCTCTTCTGGCTCAGGGTCGTTGCGGTCTTCAGGCGGCGGTGGGACCAGCTCACCCTTCATACCCATCAACGTGGCGTAGGAGCCAGCCACAGCGCCGACAACCGAGGTCATGACATAGCTGAGGAGGCCGAAGACGTCCTTGTTGTCGATAATCTCGTTCGACACGAACAGGCCTGCGATCATGGCGATGGTAATCGTGCAGATGACAAATGCCATCGTGCGAGCAGCCAACAAGAGCGCCTTGATGCGCGCATCCATTAATTTATCTTCCATCATCAGTCCTTTCCGGCCAGCGGGTTCGCCAGCGTCTTTTGAATACGTTCGGCAGTCTCAGCCTCAAGTTCCTTGATGCGACGCTGCTGCTCCTGATCCTGCTGACGCAGTTGCTCTATGACGGCGCGCTGCATCGCCATGTTCTGCGCATCGCTGTTTCTAACGCTGCTCGACACCGCGTCAACCGTTTGGCGCGTCCCGCTTACGCTGCTGGAAATGCTGCCCGTCATATAATTAAGGGCTTCGCTGTTAATCTTGGTCAGACGCTCGACGCTCGTGACGCGCTCATCCAGCACCGAAATGCGTCCTTCAATGCCAGACAGGTCAGGCGGCACATAAGCCGCTGTGACTTCCTTCATGGTCAAGAACTGCTGATACACTTGGAAGCCAGCCCAGAGGCCGCCGACAATGGTCGATATAGCCGCGAAGATAATGGCAATCTTGCCACTGCTCAGGCCACCAATCTTAAAACTGAAGCCGCTCTCATCAAAGGCGACCTTGGGTTCCTCATCTGTACTGCTCATCTACCATCTCCTGCCAGCGGGCATCATTCGTCTGCATCAGTCGATACAATTCAAAGTTTGCGTCTTGCAGCCTACGTCGGCTGTATATATCACGAATTGCGTAAAAGTCAGCCCTATCTTGCAGGGATGTCTGAGTGTACGCAGCGAAGCCCGGCACGGCCCCCATTTCATTGATGGTTTCCGATTGGCCTTCTGACATCTCGTTTTCTGATTTTTCAGATGAGGCGGTTGCCGCAGCGGGCGCGGCGTTGCTTTGACCGCCGACGCTGTTCAGAATTTCAAAGGTATTAGCCATCGAAACAGGGCTGCCCACTGATATGGCGGCGTCGAGCGGTGACGAACCAAGGCCGACACCGCTGCCGCCTGCAACGGAAGCACTCGACCCAAAATCAACGCGCATTTGGAAGCCAGCAAAGCCCTGCACCGATTGTGCGTTGCCTTCAAAGGCCGACGCTTGGCTGGCCTGTTCGGCCTCCTCGAAGAAGGCCGATTGCTGCGCGCTCTCCTCAAGCGCCGTAGCATTTGCTTCTTGCTCCGCGCCCGATGCGTCTTGGCTTTCCAAAGCGTTCTCTGCGCCTTCCAGCGACGCCAAGGTTTCACTGGCTAAAGTTTCTTTATCATCTTCGGGGCCTTGCGCCGCCAATGCAGCCAATTCTTCAGGCGAAAGGCGCTCGTCATCAAGATCTTCTAAATCCTGTTCCGACACCAGTTCTTCGACGGTGTCGTCTTCGACCGCCTCTTCAACGGCAGCCTCCTCAGTTTCGGCGTCAGCTTCGAGCGATACTTCGGCAGTCTCCAGCGCCTGTTGCGCCTCTTCAATCTCCTGCTCGGCCACATCTTCCATCTGCACTTCTTCCTGCGGCGTCTGCTCGACTGAAGCAACGGCAGTGTCCGATGTGCTTTCCGTAGGATCAGGTGCGCCGACATCGATGGCTACGGATGCCGGTGGGCAAGTGGGGTCCATGGGCGTTGCGTTGCAGTCAACAGGCACAACCTCTGGCTCGGGCGCAATCCACGACAAGAGGCCCGACTGGTTCTGAAGGAACTGCGCGTTGCGCCCGTAGAAGAGCGGGATGTTATCGTCGGCAGTTGGGCCGGTGAGGCCCGCAGTAAAGTCGCGGTAGCCAGAGAAGCCCAGATTGCCAAAATTCAGTTGTATCTTACCGTCGGCAAAGAGG